CCCGTAAGGGCCCTCCCGGGTGCGTAAGCGCCACTCCCCTCAAGATGTTCCTTGTCTTGAGAGGGGTTTCCTGCAGGATGGACCAACAATCGCTGGTCCGCCGGCGATGGGAATTCCATCCTGATCCGTACGGAGCTCCGACCTCATGTCATTGTTCGATCGCCAGAGACTGAATGAATGGTCCCGTGGCGACCCCTACGAGGTAAAAACCAGAGACCTTGTTTATTACAAGGGCCCTGGTGGCATGGCAAGAACTGTTTCCCCGAGCTTCAACTCGGAGACTCCGTTCCCCATGTCCATTGTAGGGAGGCAAAGAACAACGACACGTGGGAATTCTGGGTGGAGGTTGCAAAACAATTATAGACGACGCCATAGAGGCGAGCCTATAACTGGACGCAATCTTCTCGCACTCAGTTCGGATGAAGGTGGGAATTTCGAGTCGATTCGGCATGTGTATAAGGATATGGGCGCTTTTGAGCGTCCCGTAACCTTAGCACAGCCGTATATCGCGAATACCACCTACCACTATACGGGGCCTTTGTTGGCCCGGTATGGTGACGTTGGCCCAACGTCTACTGTTTGGCCGAGTCTCCCACTGGATATCCGGCAACGGATGATCCAGAAGGGCGCTACGGCCATCAGCAGGTCGCTGCCAACGGATCCGGTCGCCAGCTTCGGTACGCTTCTTGCTGAACTGGCACGAGAGGGTATTCCCTCAGTGCCAGGGTCGCAGTTACTCCGACGGGATCCAAGTGTGAAGAACCGAATCGATGCTACCCGTGAGGGTATGCGTCGAGGAGGTTCCGAATACTTGAATTACCAGTTCGGGGTGGCTCCGACCATTAGCGAGTTGCGTAAGTTCCATTCTGCTGTCAAGAACTCTGTTGAGATTCTTGAGCAGTTGGAACGCGATGCTGGGCGTCTAGTACGTAGACGCTATGACTTCCCCGAGGAAGTAGAGACAGTAGTGTTGACGGAGGGCACTAGACAACCGTACCCTCCGATCAACGCTCAATTCTACTCGTCTCTACAAGGCGAATATAAGGTAGTGCGTACTACACGTACGCGCTACTGGTTCTCAGGTGCCTTTACCTATAGACTTCCACTTGCTGATGAAGCATATGGTCGCTTTAGGCAGGCAGAACAGCGTTTGAATAAGCTGTTCGGTCTCAGGCTTACGCCTGAGGTCCTCTGGGAACTGACGCCATGGAGCTGGGTTATCGACTGGAAGTCAAACGTTGGAGAGACTTTGAAGAATCTCTCCAGCTTTTCCAGAGATGGCCTCGTCATGCGGTGGGGGTATGTAATGTGTCATATGACCATTACAGATACCCACACGACCCAGGCTAACCTTAAGTCTGGGACTCGTCTTTTGACGCAATCCTTCACCACAGAGGTGAAGAAACGTCTTAAGGCGACGCCGTACGGGTTCGGCCTTGATCCGGATTGGAAGGACTTGTCATCCTTCCAGTTGGCCATCCTCGCCTCGCTCGGTTTTAGCCGTGCGAGATAAAGGGCGAGGAGATTACGACCCCAGTGAGTACTGGTGGTTAGTAATCGCGTGGTTCGCGTTGGTTGGTATGACGTACATTACCGTCATCGCGATCACGTAGTACCGGATCAATCCGCCGAGGGGGCAATCCAGCCCCCTCGGTTCCACCTGTAGGAAGGCACGTCTGTGTTCCAGGACCCTCAGTCCGTCACCATCAATGCGGTCGCTAACTCGCTTCCGCGAGTTTCGACTAACGGTTCCACGTCCGTTTATCAGAAGGACGACGGAAACGTTAAGCTCACTGTGCAGCACACTGCTGGAAAGCGTGTGCGGCGCGTGGCTCGCATCGATCTCAGGAAGACTGCTCCTGATGCTCTGTTCCCGCAGCAGAACAGTCCGTATTCGATGGGCATTCAGCTCATCGTGGACGTTCCGCCGACGGGTTTCACCATCACTGAGCAGAAGCAGTTGGCCGATGCCCTTACGGGCTGGGCCACTGCGTCTTCCGGTGCTAACCTCACCAAGCTTCTTGGTGGGGAGAGCTGAGACAGGGAAGAAACGTAGATGAGATCGACTTTAGTCGACCTCATCGTTGCAGGCATATTAGGAATTAATTTCCTAATGTGGTCTGCCTTTCTTCTCTGGGGTGAGATTCGGGCTGGGATTCGTTGGTATAGGGCGAAAGCCCTCCAACGAGTCGACATCCAGTAGGGATCTCCGGGACACATGACAGATCATGCCTCTTACCTCCTTCTAGAAAGGAGGGGACATGAAAAGGATCATGTGCCTCTTGCAGGAGGTGCTCCGTGATAGGGGCACCTGGTGTGGCGTTTGCACCGACGACGATTTCAAAAGAATCGTCGTGCGTGTCAAACACGAGGGGTTATCGTTTTTAACGATAACCCTGCCGAACTTTGGAAAAGGCTTCGAAAAAAGCCTTGACCAAGGGGCGATCGAGCCAGAGATGTACTTTTACTCCGGAAGGAGTAAGAGACATCCAGGTCTCCCTCGGTTTCTTGAGGGTTTCCTAGCTCTCGTGTTTGACCGTGCAAGCGGTCGCTTGCTCGATGATCCTGATGTGGATGCGATCCAAGCCGTACGTCAGATTACTCTGATGTGGGCTAAGATCTCTGCCGATACGACAGATGATCGTAGGATCGACACCCTTCATCACTTCATCGAGTGTGAGCAGGAAGTTCGGAGGGCCGACCAATCTCGAACTGAAGCGGATATTTCTCGCTTCAAGCGGATTGGAAGGCTGCTTTGGGCTGATTCGATGCAACGCGTAGATGAGGATATCTTCTACGGTCGTATCGTCCCAAAGCACGGTCCTGGTACCACTGCTGAGATGATTGTCGGAAACGACAAATATCGAGGCAGAGAATGGACCAACCGTCTGGAAGAGGTGTTTCCTGCATTGGAATTCCTCTTCCCCTCAGACAGCTATTATCATCAGCTGGATGAGGTGAACTTCCTCGAACCCGGCCAGGAACAACCCGTTAGGGTTATTACTGTGCCTAAAACGCTGAAGGCACCCCGTGTGATCGCGATAGAGCCCCTGTGCATGCAATATGCGCAGCAAGGCGTTCTCGAGAGCATGGTGACCCAGCTTGAAGGGCCTTACAACCCTTTCAACTGGGTAGTCGGCTTCCAACACCAATCTCCTAATCGGAGAATGGCAGAGGAAGGTTCCTCAATGGGTAGACTAGCTACGCTAGATCTATCCGAGGCATCCGACCGTGTCTCCAATGAGCTCGTACGAGCTCTGTTCGAGCCTTGGCCCAACGTTGCACGGGCTTTGGATTCGACCAGATCTCGGAAGGCTCATGTGCTTGGCAAGACTTACCGTCTTGCCAAGTTCGCGTCGATGGGTTCAGCGCTGTGCTTTCCTGTGGAAGCGATGGTATTTGCTACCATCATCTTCTGTGGGATTGAACAGGCGCTCAATCGACCGTTGTCGTCGAGAGACATCAAGTCCTTTCGACGGCAGGTGCGCGTCTACGGTGACGATATAATCGTCCCTGTGGATTACGCCGTTCAGGTTGTCGGTTCTCTTGAGGCTTTTGGCCTCAAAGTGAATCGTAGCAAGTCTTTCTGGACCGGAAAGTTCAGAGAGTCTTGCGGTAAGGAGTACTTCGACGGTCACGACGTTTCCATCGTTCGTGTCCGCAGTATGCTCCCTACCCGGCCTGAGGACGCTCACGAGCTTATCAGCACAGTATCCCTTCGTAACCAGATGTACTTCGCTGGTTACTGGCGAGTGTGCCGTTTGCTCGATGAGTGGATTGAAGGGTTAATCCCCTTCCCACACGTCGATGCAAAGAGCTCGGTGATAGGCAGGCACTCCGTACTGGTCCCGTATGAGACTCAGCGGATGTGTCCGAAGACGCACAACCCCCTTGTAAGGGGTCGTGTTGTCTCGTCTGAGTTGCCACCCAGTTACCTGGCTGACGACTTAGGTGCACTACTCAAGTACTTCTTGAAGCGAGGGGTTGAACCCATCGCAGACGAGAAGCACTTGGAGCGTTCTGGACGTCCTCGTACCGTCCGCACCAAGACGAGGTGGGTCCGTCCCTTTTAAGGGATGGATGCTGGTCTAACCAACCAGTAGTGAGGAGGCTTGTTAACAGGCCCCTCCAAGGCGGCTCTGATATCGCTG